ATACAAAACTCTGTACTGTCTTCATCTCTAAATGTTAATGTAAGATGATTCGTTGAATCTAAATTTGTAATTCTAATATATCTAACATCGTCTTCATCAAATTGACCTGCTAGATAACTTTTTGATAAATCTGTTGAAGAAGCTGTAGCAAAACCTAACAACCCTGTTTCAGTAGTTGAAATAGTTACTATTCTTTTAACAATTTCATTAACACTTGAAATATCTAATGATCTTTCGCTATTGTAACTATTGTTGTTAAGTGTAATTTCTTCTATTATTTTAGTTGTTAATGTTGCCATATTTTAATCCTTACGGTGTCTGTTGAGGAACTGGTATACGAGGTTCTCCATCCGTATAGTCATCTCTTCTTCTTCTACCTAATTGTTCTCCACCAAACTTTTGTACTTCAGTTTGATATTTTTGTTCGTATAATTGTAACATATCCATCGGGCCTTTTAAATAGCTAAATGCTTCGACAAGACATGCATATAAAAGTCCATTTCCAAAATTTAGACTTAAATAAGTTGTAGTATTTGCTGAACTCAATCCTAGAGGTCTAGCATTATAATGCATTTTGTACATAAACGCTGAACTAGGAGTAGGTACAATTGTAACTCTTCCTGACGAAGCTGCACCGCTTCCTGTGGCTCCTCCTGACATAGCATAATATTTTGGAGTTCCAGTAGTAGTTTCTGCCGCATCAAATTCTCTTAAAAAACTAATATCTCTTTTTTCTAACCAACTATTAGCACCTGTTGCTGCAGTTGTTGATGTATAAACCTGTAGACCTCGTACAAATAAAGTGCCTGCTGGTACATTAATATTATCTTTTGAAGCAACTAAATTTCCAATTATTTCTTTTCTATCTGCATCAATTGGAACATCTCTTTGAATTCTAAGTTCTGAATTATCTATAAATTGATCTGTAATTGTACTAGATAATACAGAAGTTCCTACTTCGGTATAATTACCAATTGCTGTTGTAAGTGTTGAATAAGTGAATCCTGCCATATTATGCCGTTAGAGTTGCCGGACCTGCCGAGCAATTCTCTCCTCCTCCTGATACTCCTCCACTTGTAGCAGTGTTTGTGTCTACAGTAAAGTGATAGAAATTATCTGTTTGTGTTATGGTGCCGCTTGAATCTCGTTTGCCAACTGTAATCGAGTAGCCAGCAGATTTTGCAACATTAGCTCCTGTAATACCATCAAAATTTTTTGGATTATTAAATGTAGCAGAAGTTGAAAGTGTACCTCTAAATCTTACAGTATCTCCTGTTGATCTACCGTGAGCAAATTCTGATACATTAATTATTCCAGATGAAGCTGTGATTGTTTCAAAAGGATTGGGTCCTAATATTGCAATTACTTCATTTTCAGTTCTGTCTGGTCTTGCATTCATTAAACCTTGTTCTTCACCATGTTTAGCTCTAATCTCTAATTGTGGATGTTTAGCTTCAAATTCTGATCTATGAACTAAAGAACCATTCCATTCTCTCATCATTTCATTATACGGAAATTCCATTCCTGATCTATCTGATATTGCTTTTGAATATTTTCCTCTTGCCATTATGATCCTGGGTAATAAACTTTTGGTGTTATGTGAACACTAGTAGAAGAACCATCTTCTGATAATGCTCTA